AGAATCTTATGATTGCCAACGAAACTGGTGAACAGAGAGATGTTATAAATGCAGTTAAAAATCTTATAGAAAATTGTACTAATAATACTATAAAAAGTGGTGTAATACCTATGGCAGATTTAGAATATTTATTCGTAAATATTCGTGCAAAATCATCTGGTGAAACTACTAAAGTTTCAATTAAATGTCCAGATGAAGAAAATACATATGTAACAAAAGAAATTAATCTTACTGATTTGACAGTTGATAAACCATTACCAGATAGTAATTTAGTTAGGTTAGATGATAAAATTGCAATAGAGTTTAGATATCCGTCTATTGATGATTTATCACACTTAAAAGATTTTAAAAATCCTACTATGGAAGATTTATTTAAAATTATTATTAATTGTGTGCATAGAGTTATAGATGGTGAAAAAGTTTACGAAAAAACAGACTTCAATGAAAAAGAATCTAAAGAATTTGTTGAAAGTTTATCGTCAAACCAATTTAATAAAGTAAGAAAATTCTTTGATAATATACCAAAATTATACAAAGATGTAGAAGTTAATAATCCAAACACAAATGTTTCTTCAAAAGTTAGACTGGAGGGTTTGAATAGTTTTTTTACATAGCTCTTTCTCACGATACTCTTGAGAATCATTTTAAAACTAACTTCGCAATGATGCAACATCATAAATACAGTTTGATAGAATTAGAAAATATGGTGCCTTGGGAAAGAGAAATATATGTAGGATTGTTAAACGAACATATAAGAGAGGAAAATGAACGACTTAAACAACAACAAAATACCTAAAACAGTTGACCCAGAGGTCGCTAAAAAAGATTTGAATGGTGATGGACACATCACTAAAAAAGAATTGGAGATGGATTTGGAATTTAAAAGAAAAGAATTAGAAGATGCAGATGCCCGTAGAGATGCAATGAGAACTATGACTTGGTTTGCATTGTTTGGTATGTTATTTTATCCTAGTGGTATATTAATTACTGCAATGTTAGGACAAGATACAGCTGCAAAATTAATCGCCGATATTGCACCAACATATTTTGTTGCAATCTCAGCATTAGTCGCCGCATACTTTGGTGCAAATGCATATGTAGATAAGAAGACAGAGAAGAAAAAATAATGGCTGATGAAACCTCAAAAAATTTTCAAGAACTTATCAAAAGACAAATTGAAACAAATGTAAAGTTACAAGCTCTTGTAGACCAAGGCGTATCAGATGATACTGCTACCGAAAGAGCTTTGGATGCTCTCCCAGAAATATTGAATGATACAAGACTTTACAATAAAAGAGAGGCTTTAGACAGAAAAGAGGGTTTGTTTAATATTGATGAATTTCAAGAAAAGACAAAAGATGAAATAGAAAGAGGTAATGAAATATTATTATCAGGGATTCAGAACGCAAAAGATAGAGAAAAAGTTGAAGAAGAATATGAAAAAGCACATCTTGATGTAAATACAAAAGTAAACGAAGGTATTATAAGTGTTGCAGAGGGTCAAAAATTAAATCAAAAGTTAGGTGAAGAAAGAGATGAAAAATTAAAGGGTTTAATACAACCACTACAACAAAGTCAAGAGGACAGAAATGATTTTAAAAGAGTTATGAAAAATATTTCTGGTTCTTTGAAAGGTCTAAAAAATGTTACGATGAAAGCTTTTGGTTTTTTAGATTCAGTTTCAATGGGAGCATTAAGTACAGTAGGTGGAATATTAAAAGGATTATTTAAAGGTGGTTTGTTGTTAGGAGCACTTATTTTATTACAAAAATTTATAGACAGTCCTGCTTTTGAAAAAATGATAGAGATAATTAATAAAGTTGAAAAGGGGATAAGAGCATATATTAAATCATTTGAAGGGTTGACCTTTGAAGAGGGTGCAACAAAACTTAAAGATGATATAATTGGTGTAGTGAAAAATTTTGTTAAATCGTTTGCAAAAGAACTTGCGATAGGTCTTGGTGTGCTTGTAGGTGCAATAGGTCTGATGTTTTTAGGTATTAAAAAAGTGCTTGGAACTGCATTACGCCTTGGTACATTAGGTTTTTTAGGAAAAAAACCGCCTGCTAGTAATGTTGGAAAAACAACAGTAAAACCAGGCGACCCAGTAAGAAGTAAAAGTGGTAGAATGATGGTCGCTGGTCAAGATGGAAAACCAACAACACAAGAATTTAAAGGTAACAAACTTCAAAAAATTAGAAAATTTGCTGGAAGAGCAGGGATTGTAGGTACTGCTATTACTGGTGGTTTTGCCCTTTTGGATGCAAAAGACCTAATGAAAGCAAAAGAGGAGGGTGATAAAGAAGCAGAAGCTATCGCAAAACAAAGTCTAACATCTACTGGTGGTGCGTTAGGAGGGGCTGCAGTAGGAGCTACAATCGGTTCTGTCGTCCCTTTAGTTGGAACAGCCATAGGTGCAGGCATAGGTGCAATAGCGGGTGGACTTCTTGGTGATTTCGCAGGAGAAAAATTATTTAAAACTGATACTCAAACTAATAAAGAAATTCAAGAAAAAAATAAAAAACTACAAGAAGAAGCAAATTTAAGAATAGAAAAACTAGACTTAATGCTTGAAAAGGGAACAATAACTAAAGAGGAACATACTAAAAGAGCAAATGAAATATCTGAAGAGGCAGAGAAAAAAGCACATGAAAATAATAAAGGATTAATTATGGAAACACAAAAAAATAGTTTTAAACAAGAAAAAAAATCAAACGAGATGATTGCACTTTTAGAAGAAAATAATAAATTACTGACTAGTATTAAAGATTCTAGTCCAACATTTTTAAATGCGAATAATACAAATGTTCAAAATAATCCATCTGAACAGACGATAGTTATGGATTCTCAAATTGTGGACGGTTTTCATTCACAAGTCATAAGAAATCAATATGGTTAATCTTTAGGTATCTTTCTGGTACTAATTCCTCTACATATATGAACAGGCACTTTCTGACCATCAATATCTTCATACTTTACTAACACCATTTCACTTTTCCACATTACAACTGGACTTTTATAAGGTATTGCGTGTCTCCACCTAGACTTAGGTTTAGGCCAACGAGTCCATTTAAACTTCTTCATATTGTTGTTATGAAATCAACAAAGGTTATTAAAGCAAATAATATTATAACAAATAAGTAAATCCAGAACCAATGACTTCTCATTAACTTGAGAGGTAAATCTTGTAATTTCATTCTAATGCTCCTATGGATTTCAGTGGTAAAGGTTTACCAAGATTATCACATACAAGTTCACCATCAACAGAACCAGTCATTATACCTTTTCCACCATTACTGGTGAAACGAACTGGTTTGACTTCTTTACCATTCAACATTCTTTTGCGATTCTGTACCTTTTCTTTCGCAAGTCTATTTCTATTTCTACCAACCATTTACTGTCCCATAGCTTTCCATATAATATAAAATACTACCCATAATGAACATAGTGAACCTACACCTACCATTATCCACATAATCATTTGTTCTCTTTCTCTCTTTTTTCTCGCAATCGCTTCTCTTCTTTTCTTTCTAATATCTGCCTGAATTCTTAATACTTCATTCCATGCGTTAGGGCCGTGAGATAAGTTAATAAATGTTCTTAACTCCTCTTCCATTGCTTTTACTTTTTTCTGATGTGCAAATATTTCAAGTGCCTCTTCTTCTACACTCATACCTTTTGTTTTTGCACTTTTTACTTCTGTATTGATTTTTTCACACGAGGTCATCCATCTACCGATATCTCCGTACATAGATTCTACATCTCGGCCGACTTCAAAACCTTTTTTAATTGCGTTGAAGGCGGCAGTTGCCATACCAAATGCTGAAATTGGGTCTACCATTTGCCTCTCCTACTACTATTTATAAAAAACTGTGTGGATAAAAAAAGGGTGTCACAATAAAGTAACACCCTTTAAATAAGGAGAAACAAAGGAAGTTCTTAGGCTTCTTTTGCAAGTTTCTGAAAGTAATCTAAACTATCATCACTCTCAGTAGAAGTTGTTTTGACAACATTGTCCACATAAGACTTGTCATCTCCGTCAACTTCTGTCTTAGGAAGTTCTACATCTTCGGCAGAACTTGTTGTTGATTGAGTTCCACTTAGAACATCGTCAAGACGATTTTTGAGTTCATCATAAGTCTTAAAGTTAGATGGTGCAGTAAACTCTTTTAAAGAGTATTCTGTCTTCCAAACTTTATCTAATTCAGAATCATCTTCGTTTAATTTTGATGGACTATCAAACTCTGACTTGTCGTAGTTCCAATATCCGTCAACCTTTCTGATTTTCAATTTGAAGTTTGCACCTTCCCAGAAATCAAATGGATTTACTGGAGTTTCATCTTCAAACTGAGGTTGCAAAGCTTCCATCAATTTATCATAAATCTTCTTACCATATCTGAATAAGAAAACTTTACCTTCATTTTCTGGGTGCTTTGGGTCAGACACTACATATATGTTTGAGTAGTATTGTAGTTTTCTCTTTTGTTTTCTAGCGATTTCTTTATCACTTTCAACACCAGAGTTCCACAGTTGAGAATTATATTCTGAAACTGGGTCTTTTTGATTTAATGTAGTTAGTGAGTTTTCAATGTACCACTTACCAGTTGGCCCTTGAAATGCGTGATTCCAAAGTTTTGCCCAAGGCATATCTTCACCTTCTGGTGCAGGCAGAAAACGAATAACTGCATAACCATTACCAGACTTATCTAGTTCTGGTTTCCACAATCTCTCGTCTACATATGATTGTTTTTCTACTGGTGCATTTTCTGATTCAACTGCAGCCAGTATCTTGTCTAATGAATTAGACTTTTTTAAAGTATCTAATGACATATATTTTCTCCGTATGTTATTATATGCTATTTTATCTTCACTTAATCATAATATAGTTTTATTTATACAACCACTCTACCCCACATATTTCCGTAGGTGATTGTTTTCACATTGTCATAGTCTGACCATTCTGGTATTTCAGAACCATCATCTATAACTCTGTAAAACTTTTTGTCTGGATATTTCTTAAAGTTGTTTTGGTGTTGTTCTATCCAGTTCATAGGACTTACATATTTACAATCAGAGGTTATATAACAATCTGTATCTTTATATACATTGTTAACTTTACCTTCTCTTGGCATATCAAATCCTAACATATAGATGTTATCTACATCTTTATTCTCTTCTATCGCAACTCTGACAGCAGTAGGGCCAGAACTCCAACCCATAAACTCACCATCAAAGAAAGTATCTAAATCTTGAACCTTATCATTTTCATCTACCCAAGTAATCCACAAACCAGCATTACCTAGTTTCTGTCTTACATCACCTTTTGGTAATCCTTTAAACTTTGTCAATATTTCTAATATTGCATCCTTAAATCTCTCTGGGTCTATTCCGTGACAAACTAATTGTGTTTTATTACCTTTTTCATTTTGATGTAGAAACTTATCAACTGTATCTAATTCTAAACTCTTTAGTTGTTCATTTAGTTGTTGCATACTTGATTGTTCTAATCCAGTATATTGCAACATCTCAAAGAATTGTTCTGGTAACAGTTTCCATTGTCTAAAATAACATTTGTTATTAGAACAATAACCAGATGAATACACCTCGTGCATCATAGCCCAATCAGTTGATATTAATCCATCTGGTTGGAAATCTCTATAAAGTGCATTACACCCATAAATCTTTCCCCATTGTCTAAATTGTTTTAGGTCATATCCATCTCTAGATTCACCATTACCAAGTACAAATACATTTTTAGGTTTACTTCTGTCCACTATAAAATCCAATAAAGATAGTTGTTGCATCACTCAGTATCAGATGGTTTACCATCAAAATCATCATTATACATAGTTTTTCTTTTGAAGGCACGAATGTTATCAACCTCATCTATGTCTTCTAGTTCATCATCTAGGTCACCTAAGTGGTCACTATCTTCTTCAATTCTAGGTTCTGTGATTGATACTGAAATGTTTTCATAACCACAACCCTTTAAAAAGTTACTAAACTTTTCCTCAAGTTGTCCTAAATCATTATCTTCCATAACAACTTCAACTTCTACTCTCTCTTCAGAATCAAAATCTTCTTTTACTTCATTTGTTTTTATAAATGTAAATCTCTGTTCCACACCTATCTCCTAAAGTTTCTTCTGTTTTTAACAAAAGCTTGTTTGTTCATTTCTTTAAGTCTATCTCTAAGTCCGTCATTATCTTTTTTTAAATATGCACAGTCTGTTGTTAGACTTTTAATTTTCTTTTCCATACCTTCAAATTTAGAACGATAAAAATCTCTTTCTCTTACTAAAGATTCGTTAGATTGTTTTTGTTCCATTTTTACTCCAAGTTAAGATTAATATTGTATGTGTTGTAGTTGTTTTGATACTCTTCGCACATAATCATCTCTGACTAAATCACCCTCGTGTATAAACATATCACAAGAACAATATGCACAATTTTTACCTTGTAATAAGAAATTCAAAACTGTATGTTTAAAGTTCTTCATATCATCATCAAAAGGTTTTAATGGTAAAGTATCAATACCATTATTCTCTAAAATCAATATGGAATTAGTGATAAAAGAAGTTTGATTATCGTGTCCTAATTTCATATATTCAAGAAACTCATAATATTTTTGTGTATTGACATTGTATAAACTATACAGAAGTGCATACACAGTTCCTAATTGATGGTGCAATTCATCTGACTCAAATAGGTCAGCTACATCTGACACCAGACCCTCTGGTGTTATATCATTGATTGCACCTTTATCCCATAAAAAATTCCAATCACTTCTTAACATATACTCTATAAGACTTTTCAAATTTCTAGGGTCACCACCATCTTTTACATAACTTCTTCTTTCACACTCATAATCCATCTTAAAGTAATACTGTTTGTTTACCATATCATAATTAATTACTTCTATAACATTCACAGATGATTTTTTAAAACATCTAGAATTACCACTTATAGTTTTTTCTTTAACACTACAAGCACCAATGAAGTCTGGAAAAAATGGTTGATATCTCTCTTGAAATATCCCTACTTTATTTTTCCAGCTTTTTCTGCACACAGAATATCCTAGATAAAATATATTTGTATTCTGTATCATATCAAATTCAGAATCATCTGTAATATCTTTTTCTAGTAGTTGATGATGACTATAAGGTATTCCTAAACCTTTATAGTAATGTTTGTTACCTTTCCAAACTCTACCACCACAATGAATTAAATCATCGTCAATTTCTAATCTATTTACCTCTGTACCTTGTGTATCGTATATTGATGTTATATGCATTACTTTTTATTTTTTATAAAATTAAGAACTTTCATTTTATACTCTGTTTGATTAATTGTCAATAGTGAATCGTAATTATTTAATTTGTTCCTATGATTAGGCCATATGATGTTTTCATTTATTTGTTTATCCCAATCTTTTTGATAGTTTACTAACTTGTTTAATATAATCATTGTTTCTATGTTTATTCTTTGTGATAAATAATTTCTAAACAATATTGGGTGTTGTCCGTTTTCAACAGTAAATAATTTATTAAAATCTGTAACTTGATTTAACAACAAGTTCATATCTTGTTCAAACATATATTTTAATGATTGATGTCTTTTCTTCCAATCTGTAAAGTTTCTATCATTGAACTCACCAATATAACCTTTTTCATTTTTTAAAAAATTAGATACAAAAAAGTCTTGTGTATCATCACCATACTTTCTTGCAACTTTACCAAAAAAATGTTTGTCTTTTCTTTTTAGATAACTAGATTTACTAGCTCTGGTTTTACCACCATACTTTGTAAAGTCATAGTTTGAGTTGAAATGTGCTTTCAAACCCATGTAAATTTTAAATGCATTAAAGGCGTCCATAATATGAATCATACTGGTAGTTTACCCATTTTAGGTAAAAAGTTTAAATCTCTTGCGTTTGCTTCTATTTTATCTTTAAGTGGTTTTTGGATTAGACCAGTGATTGAATCTGGTTCTACTTCGTTTTTGATACAATATTCTAATATCGCATCCATATGTGTGATGTTTTTTTCTCTGACTTGAGATTCTATGTATATTGAAAATGATTTTGGTGTCATTATATATTCACAATCTAATAAAAAAAAGGGTGGTTTCAAACCTTAAAGGTATTATATACCACCCTTTATTCAATAAAATTACTTCTCAGCGCAAGCGTAAGAATTAATTTCTAGTCCTACTGAAATTTCAGTAATAATTGGTTTTGACCAAGCCATAGTTATTCTCCTAACTAGTATGGAGTGCTGGTTGCCTTTGGCCGCAGACCACTCATTATTATTATGGTGAGTATTCTGTTACTAGGAACTCACCTAACCCTATCCGATTATGCTGCGAGAGCGTAATCTTGAGATGCAAAATTATCGTTTGCATTTATTGTGTTTGACCTATAAGGAAGTCAACCCATACTCTCCAATAACTCTTAAATATCTGTCAACCCTATTTCACCCCCTCATTAGGGGTTTTGGTGGAGGTGGAGGGTACTGCCCCCTCGTCCAGTCTATCTCCAAATTATTTTCATCAAGTATCTCTATATCTATAAATTACATTTCTGTAAGTTATATGAACAAACTGTTAATTATTATATTCCAATTTCTATGTTATTATAATACATATTTAACTCTTTGTCAAGTAGGTGTAAATATTGATGTTTCTTTTTAACAAACTCTTGTACTGTGCCATCTTCTGTAACCACTAATATAACTATCTGTTCTATCTCTTGTAATGTTCTTTCTTGATACATCTCTGCATATGCAGAGGCCTGTATGTAATAGTTTTCGTTCCAACTATCTTCTCGTTCTTTTGTACTTGTTTTAAAATCAATGACAGATAGAACTCCGTCCCATTCTGCAATACAATCTACTCTACCAGCAATTTTATAGAAGTTGTGCCATAGTGTTTGTTCTTGACAATGCACTAATCCAATACATTCATCTAAATATGGTTTTAGTTGTGAGAACAAACAATAAGATAGAAACCTACCTTTTTTATAATCATACCAATCTTTGTTCTCATAACCATTGTCTAAATATTTTTCACAAAAATGGTGTACTTGAGTTCCTCTTGTTGCAGATTTTCTTGCAACATAGTTTGCAACATCTTCACCGACTCGTTCTCTCCATTCGTGTAAACCTTGTTTATCTCTATTCTTTAAAACAGTTGTGATAGATGGATAGAACTTACCCTCTGGTGTTTCATATAATCTTACACCGTCAGTTGTTTTTGCTTTTATCTCTGGAATATTTAAATCAGTTTTGTGTTTGAACATTATTTCTTTTTGTATTTTTTAGGCACTTTACCATACCCTACAACTCTATCCCATTCTCTTTGTGTGTAACCTTCTTTGTCTATCATATGTTTAGACCATTTGTATATACAGTTTTACCATTTTTTTTACTTGCTGTCAATACCGATTTTCTATTTCCTTCTTTTTTATACGATACATGAGTCCACCCAGAGTTAGGTTGGCCTGGTGTATAGAACTCTAATATCAGCTGGTCAAAGTCAAGGTTATCGTGAATATATCTTGATACCTCTTCAGTTGTAGCCTTCAAACATTCTATGTCAACTGCTTCACCTTTACAATGTTGTGACCTTGATGAACCACCTATCTTTGCATTTAGTTCTGGACTTCTATATCCAGATGTAATCAATGTTACACCAAACTTTTCTCTTACTGGTTGTACAACATTTTCAAATAATTCTTTTGCATTTTCTAAATGTTCTTCACTTAATGAATTATCTATTCCATGTCGTGTTGCAGTTTGTGACTTAACATATTCTGCAACTGTAAAATTTGCACTTAATTTTTCACTCATTAAAATTCCTTTTTAATTTGACATTGACAATCTTCATCCCAACCAAATTGAATATTTGAACAACTTGACAAAAGAAGTGTTGTAATAATAAAAAATATTTTCATTAAATACAACTTCCCTCTGGATATGCACCATTTTCCTCTGGTGATTTTCCGTGTTTCAAATAATAATCTCTTGCCTTACGAATATTCGCACCGTGATGATTTTCCATATTACACCATTTTTTTATGTAATCGTTTTCTGGGTCAAGTCTTAATACTTCTTTCACTAATGTTTCTTGTATTCTCCAATCCCAAGCTTGTTTTGTACTTTGCATAATATATTACTCTCCTAGACCAAGTTTTGTTTTTTCTATTAAATATGAGCGAACAAAACCAGAGCGAACAATATCACCTATTGTAAATTCTACTGTTTCAAATTCTTTCATTTGTTCTAATATTCTCATAAAATCTTGTAGTCCTTCCTTTTCACTCATCTTGGTCAAATCTGATTGAAAGAAATCACCACAAAATATAATTTTACTATCTTGACCAACTCTTGTAACAATCGTATCTAATTCGTGAAAGTTACAGTTCTGAGATTCGTCAACAATTACGACAGCGTTATCTAATGTTATACCACGAAGATATGAAGTTGTCAAGAAGGTAATACTTCCTTGATTCTTTAATCTATCATATAACATACTAAATGCATTATCACTTGATTGTTCAAACATAAACTGAACCATATTATGATAGGGTACTTGGTACAATGCAGACTTATCTTCTTCATCACCAGGCAGAAACCCCATATCTCTTGTAGGAACAACTGAACGAATAATGATTACATTTTCATACTTACTCTTTGGGTCTAATACTTGTTCTAGTGCAAGGTAAAGTGATATAAAAGTTTTGCCTGTTCCAGCTGCACCAAACAAAAACAAATTCTTATTCTCTTTTCTCCAGGCATTAAATACTACCTTTTGATTATCTGTAATTGGTTTTACAGTAACTAAATTATCTAATTTTATATCTTGTTTTTTACTCATAATTTTCCTCGTATTTGTTTCCTAAATTATCTGTGAATTTTATATTCTTTATTTTACCACCATATATTGTAAAATAATGATTATGTGCTATACCAATAGTTCCTTCATATTTAAATTCACCATATTCTGTTGTGATAACAACTGTGTCAATATAATCAGCAGGAATCTCAGTTCTTGTCAACTGATTAAATTGTAATCCAGAATAGTTTGGGTGATTAAACTGTATCTTCTTTTTTGCAAATAACCACCCATCACTAAAAATATCTATCTTATCTTTAGGGCCATCACTTCTTCCTATGGGTGCAGCAGAACACCCACCAGCGGCCTTTATAAACTTTCTGTTAATATATAATTTACCATTTTTATCTTCACCTACAACTGTTAGGTGTGTGTATGCATTGACTCTAATATTTGTTTCAACATATGGTATTATATCTTTGAATTCAAATGATGCACAACAAGGTGTTGGATTCTCATCTATAATTAATGTTAGTTTTACTATGTTTTGAGATACGGCCGTAATAGTGATAGGAACATTACCACCATCTACTGCACGATAAGGTGCATCAATAATTATATCTTCAGTTTGTTCTAAAAACTGCTCTTGATACAAATCTTCTTTCAACCATTCTTTCCAACTATCTGAACAAACAGATATAGGAAACAGTAAAATGATAAGACTAAGAATTACGCTTTTTATGTTTATCATATGCTCTTTTTGCTTTTATTTTCCTAATTGACTTTTTACCATATCTTTCTGCAAGTGGACTAGTAGGGTGTTTTTCTGCAATCTTACTAAACACCTCTCTCATACCAGAATCACCTTTTTCACTTTTAGTAACTCCACTAACTATATTCATATTTAAATAATCAGCAGGCTCAATATTCGGATTGTTTTTTAAATATTCTACTTTCTCATCGTAGGACATAAATTCATCAAAATATTTATCTTCTTTTTTGTTATAGAAATCGTATCTAGGCATCTAACTTTTTTTAACTTTCTTTAATTCATATATTTCTTCATTTAGTTCTTTTATTCTAATATAAAGACTTTGTATCTGTTTCTGCATTTGTGCAATCTCAAACTGATACAATTCATCTTTACCTAACCAGTTTTTTTTCAACTCTTTTCTTTGTCTTTTCACTTCTTTACTTTCTAAGTATTCTAAATCACTTTTATTAATGTGTTCATTAATCATATCCCAATATCCTTTTCTTGAAACCATAATGGTACACTCCTATTTTTCCAAGTCGCAAATCTAGTCTTTTCTTTTATATAGTAGTTCTTATATGCAGCTAAAGGGTTATTAGGTATTTTACAATATTCTGGCATACATTGTGGCATTTGTGTAATCTCTGGTGTCATATTAATATTTTGTGGTAACATATTTAAATATGGTATTCTATCTTCTACTGAATGTCTTGTACCATATCTATATGTAAACTCTTTTAATAAATGTTTTAATAAATGTAATAACCAAGAATAGTTACCTCTAGTTTCTCTACACCATATTGCAGAAGGGTGTTTAGTGTGGCATGCTAACATTAGATTCTTATCCATAAAATCTATTGGGTGTTTCCACCTTTTTACATTTCTGCCAGTTTTAGATTTACCGACAAACTCTTTTCCGTCTAGTAATCTATGTGCAGTTGATAATAGTTGTGCATACTCTACACACATTTTTACAGCGTGTTTATCACAATGTTCCAAAGATGCAATCTTTGGGTCTTCATTAATATAAAATATGTTCACATTACCTCCTTCTATAAAAAATGTGTCTACCTATTTTTACTGTTTTTTCAAAATGTCTTGACCATTTTGGTTTAACATAGTCAGCGTGATAATACAATGCACCGTCTGTAATGTCAAGTAGTGTTTTGAAATTTGTTGAAACCAAACCTTCTGCAAGTACATATAGTTGATTGTATGTGTAGTGGTCTTTTATCTCATCTGATTTACCATCACAGTACCAACTGAATTGACACATATGTTTGATAGGTTTTTTTAAACCTTTTTCTTTTAACCACCATTGTGATATTTTTGCATCTTCTATAACACCACAAATTGTATTTGGATATAAATCACTTTTTACTCTGTTTAAAACTACATTTGTTACACCTAGAACTCCAGCAGTTCCTTCATTACGAGCCTCAAAGTACATATTTTTTGCAAGACAAGTTATTTCTTTTTTGTCAATGTACTTATCATATTTTGCAATTTCCATATATTGCAAAGGTTTTTGTCTTTCTGGTCTAAATATACCGACCATAACAATAAATGTTGCTAATATTGTTGTGAATACTTTGAAAAACACTCTGTACCCCTCATTTGTTTTTTTGAATTGTAGGGAACGGTCTGGTAATCCAACTTGTTCCCTAACAATTCTGGGTTTAGAATAAGTCTTGGTCATCTTCCTTATTCATCATATAAGTGCCAAGACTCATAAACCCAATTCCAGCGACTGCGAGGATGGAAAGAGTAGTGAGAGAGGCGTCACCATCAACAGCACCAGCCGCAAGAATACTGAATAAAAATCCAATCATAAAATAAATCATAATATACCTATAAATAAAATGTTAATAATTATTATAATACCATATTATTTTAATATGTCAACCCTATGCAGATTTTTTATAATCCTTATGATTAACATTTAAAAAATTGTCATCCCAATCAAATGCCTCTTGTACCACTTGTTTTGATAACCCCTTATACTTTTGATGTAATTTCTTATCTTTTGCAAGTATTAAAACTTCTGCCTCACCCTCTTGTAATCCCTCTAACATTTGGACAAACATAGTTTCACATTTAACTTGATTTAATTTATCGTTTCCACCCTTTATGAAGTGAAACAGTTTACCAGCTTCTTGTTCTAATCTTGTGTGTTCAGTTCCCTCTGGTGCATCATTTTTAATAAATGGTACATCACCCTCTGGTAATCTCCATACAATCTTTGGGTCAAAACTAGATTTCAAAACCATTTTCAATCCTTCACTACTGTATTTTCTTAATACTTCTATTTTCTTACCTTTTACTTTTGCATTATTGACCATAGTTAATACTTCATGCATTAAAGGTCTTACAACATCATATGCCATTAAAAATCTCCTAGTTTTTCAGTCAGCTCTTTTAGTCTGTGTTTCATAAAATAAGGTAATATTTTACTCTTATCATTTTGGGTAATTTTATCTACCCACATATTATATATAAGTTCCCCCAACTCATTTGGTATACTGTCAAAGTCAATCAATGTTTTGTTTCTTTGATAGTTTCTTTTTATCTCACCCTCTGGAATACCATTTTCTTTCCACTCAGTTAATTTCTTTTTTGTGATAGGTCTTTGTCTTAAATCTTCTACAAATACAGTATCTTGAGATAAAACATTTGGAACACCATCTCCTTTATCTCCTCTAATTATATGTTCAAATTTATATTGTTCTGGATTCTCATCAACCACAAATTTTTTTAAAGTTGGTGAATATTGTTTTACATTATCACTTTGATGTAATTGTATAAAATCTTTATCACCAGATATAATTAATATTTCCTCATATAAATTTGGTGTAGAAGAAATCTTATTTGATAGAATCGCAATAATATCATCAGCCTCTGCACCATTTATTTTTAAAACTTTATAGGGGAAATTTTCTTCTAACTCATTTTGAATTTTAGTTAGTATATCAAATAACTCATTCCAATCTAAACTACTTTCACTTCTTGCCTTCTTACGATTTTGTTTATAATAGGGAAAGTAATCTTTTCTCCAACAATGTTTGTCGTCATAACAAAGTACCAATTCACCAAAATCTTTACTGAATTTTGTTTTATAAGACCTCAAGGAGTTTAGTACCATATGTCGTACTAAATCCTCACTTAAAGGTTCATCTTTCATCTGTATCATCAAATTACTAATCGTAACTTGATTCATATCAACTAATATCATTTATTCTTTTTTTTATCTAAAGCTTTCAAAAACTTTGATATCAATTCCATTTTAAATATTGTGTTAGTATTACCTTTTTCATCTTTCTCTTGAACCATAAACTTATCAACCAAAGGTTGCATTTCGTGTTTAATATCTAAATCTCTATAAATAGAACTCTTGATTGATTCAATAACAAAAGATAAATCTTTAACAAATATTGGGTCATTAACTTTCAATCCATTATCATTTAATGAATGTACTAATTGTACTATTAGTGTCTCAGTAAGTTGTTCTGCAAAAGAGATATCCTCATTAAGTCTTAATAAGTTCTCATCTGGTTTGACTACTTTTCTTTTACCCTTAAATCTTTTAGGGAATTTGATTATGTTATCTTTTTTCTTTTCCATAATAATATTTATGTCCAATAGTTTATTAAACCAGCAACTGATATAATAAACCCAACAGAGTTTAATAGTATGATAGAACCGTCTTTCCAAAAATATCCTACACTAACCCATACAACACTCCCTATGGTCATAAAGTATAGATTTAGTGGATAGATATTAAAAGATGTAAAACATAAGCCTATCAACAATAGGAAAGAACCAAACCATTTTAAACCTCTAACTTCTCTATTTTCTCTCTTTTTCTTATACATCTTCTTGTACTCGCAGCCTTCTCTTTTCTTTTTCTTTCGTTCCTTGTTTCGTAATATTCTCTTTTACGAAGTTCATTGAACATATCTTCTTTTTGTAGTTTCTTTTTTAGTTTTCTGATTGCCTTATCTACATTTCCATTTTCTACTGCAACAGCAGTACCAGGCATTCTTTTATCTGGAGTTCTTCTTTTTTTATTAAATCTATGTACTTGTTTGAATCGCATACATATCCTCCATTAATTGATTTGTTACTTCTGCTTCATATTGGTCTACGCCAGTAAGAAATGCATTTATATCTGTTATTGATAGTTTTCTGATATCCGAAACATCTGCACACTTCATAACATAGTCTGCAATGTGGTCTGGAATATCTTCGTGTGTATTGTAAAAATAAATCATATTCACCTATATTGTTAAGTTTTATATCGTCTAATTTCACTTCTTATCATCTCTGAATAATGTCTTAACCAAGCTTTTGATTGTTTATTCAGATTGTAAGATGAATCGTCTTTGCATTTGTTTTCCATAAGATGTGCAATGCCTTCCAGATTCTCAAGTGCAAGTTGTTTATTAGTTTTGATTGGTTTTAAATCTTCCAACATCATTGTAATTCCAACTTTTTCTAAATTATCCATAATTATATCCTATCATAAAAATTAATATTGTCAACCCTAGTTTAAAGTTTCTACTACATCACCGTTTTCTATTTTAACTAGTCTAACTAATTGACCAAAGTTTGTTATAAAAACTTCAACTAAATTATCATAATCTCCAGACAACATTTCTTTAACTATATTGTCAATCTCGTCTTTTGATAAATCTAATTTAACTCCTAAATATTTTGCCTTTCTCATCAATGCAAATGCATTTCCGTCTGGGCCATTTAAATTTACTTCTACTTTGTATTCCATTATATTACCTCTTTCAAATTAAACTTACTTGTAAGAATATCTCTTACTCTTTCTCTGTCAAGACTATCACCATAAAATGGCAAAGAATCATCACTTCCAATATAGTGAATAGTTGCAGTTTGAATTTGACTTACAGTTGCACCCATATCATAGATACCATTTTTACCATAAAAATCATAAACATAACTTACAAATTCATTCATTCTTTTTGCAAATTTTAAACTCTTTATAATATCTTTTTTCTTCATTTTAATATTTACTCCAATAATCGTTCCACACATAATTTGAAATCCAATGTATGTCAGCTTCACTCCATATGTTTTCACACTTATCTTTTGCAACACCAAAGAACTCTTCAAAATTTTCACTTTCTTTTATATCATTTTCGTCTACTTTACTATAAAATCTGTCTACAAGATTTTCCATATGGTTGTCAGTTATATTTGCGATTGTCATATTTTCTCTCTTTCTTTCTTGATTATATTATTATTATACTTTGTTTTAAGAACAATGTCAAGTCTTTTTTTAATTATTATGACCAAAGTTCGTTTCTTACTTTTCTTTGTTTTTTTCTTTGTTGTCTATTCCAGACTTCTTCTTGAACTTCTAAAGAAGGCCAATCGTGGTCATCTTCTATTGTATCATTAACCCACGCTAACAAATCATTTGCTAACTTTTTTGCTTCTGTTTTACTAAGATTAACACAGTTCATATCATCAGAAGATTGCATCCAATTAGTCTTCGGATTTCTTACAGTTAATATACTCAGTCTTGCACCACCAAAACCAGCATACTGTCTTAAACTTATCGTTTTTTTATTTGAAGATTTAACTCTTTTTCCCATTTTTTTTGTCCTTTCTTTCTTGACTTTATGTCTCTATATTACCTTGTTTTGAGAACAATGTCAAGTAAAAAAGTAAAAAAAATGAAAAAAAGATATGAATTAAATCAATGACTTACGAAGATATATTATATTTTCTGTAATCATTGTGGTTTCCATACCAGTGAACTTCGGTATGAATCTTGTTTTTATTGGATTTTATGATGTGTTTTTCCCACCAATCTGGTTCTTTTACAGTACAATGTGCATTTTCACCATTTGGTAGTATTGCGTGTGCAAGTCTTGTACAAATCGCAAGATATACAAACTTTTTTGCCTTACTGTATATAGTATCAAGGGCTTTTGGAACTATATCTTCTGGGATGTGTTCCATAACATCTGTTGATATTACTCCGTCAAACTTTCCTTTAGGTAATTTACTATGTTCTGGAAAACAAGGGTCGTACATATAAATGTTTTCATCTTTTATATAAAACATTATATTTGAGTGTGATTCTATATATTGATTACCCTTTCCACAACCATAATCTAATACTGTTTCAGAATTTGTTACAAGAACAAGATTTGCAATATTGGGTATTTCTTTTTGTAAACTAATACCTTGATAAGTTTTCTTATCTTGGTGCATAACTTTATATAAATCTAAGTAATGTTGTTCAATGTCCATTATGTAACCTCACAAAATATTCTGCATCAATTAACACCAAAGGTTTTTGGTTATTTCTTTTGATGACAACTATGGGTTCATACTTACCAGCATTATCAGATGCCTGTTTATATGACTCCCATATGTTTAATTTTTCTTGATTTTTACATTCAATAGAATATGGAAACTTTTCTCTTGCAGCCCTAGCCATAATTAAATCTTCACCACCAGCACCCATAGAACGACTTTCAATGTCTTCTTCGTGTATATTTAATTTTTCTATGAGTTGTTCCCTAACCCATTTCTGTAATCTTCTACCTTTTGATTTCTTACTCTGTGTCTTCATCTACATTATCTTCATCAAGTTCTTCACCACAAAATGGACAATACTTTATTTCATAATATTCATCGTCCATATTGTGATTTATTTTAAATTCTGCATCACAAGAATCGCAATAAATTGTTTTTCCTGGCATTACTGAATCTCACAAGAACCAGCTGAACACGCAAGTTCTTGTGAACCTACTGTCATATCGGATTTTTCATACTCAGATAATTTATTCCAATCAACACTAGTAGGCATTTTATTCATCAAATCTTTATATTCCTTTTCATTACAATCTTGATAAGGTGCTTGTTTATATGTATGTTCACTATATGGTAAGAAACTTACTCCACTCATTAAGTCAAAGTTCTTATATACCCAAGCTCCAACATCAATCCATTCTTCTTCTTTAACAGAAATAGTTACAGAAGGTTTGTGTTCACACCAATGTACTTGATATGTTTTCCAAAGTTCTAGTTGTTCAATCGCAGTTAAATCTTGTCTGAATACTGCATCTGGACTACACTTTATTGGAAATGAAAACACAGTAGTATCATTTGGTTTCATAACATCATCTTCGGCAGGAAATCCTTGTTCTACCATCATCTTTGTAAGTGGGTCTTTCTTATCACCTCTTACAGTTCTTATGTAATAAGGATTATGTCTAGCGTGAATACCACTTGCACTATCTACTAATTGTGAAACCGTACCAGAGGGTTTCACACAAGTGATTGCAGCCGATTGATTAATCTTTAATTTATTAGACCATTCTTTATTTGTATCTACTGACATTTGTTTTAGATTTTTCAATAGTACATCTAAACCAGGCAATTTACCAGCAGTCCATTTATTATCCATAATACCAGTAAGTGATACACCAAGTAATCTTTCTTCAATACAATTCTTTTTCCAATCTTTACTTACATATTTAAAGTTTGTAAGTGTAGATTGAAATGTTCCAAGTATTGTTGCAAGTCTTACCTTATTTAATAATGTATCTTCTGTATCGTCTGGTCTAACAACAACTTCAGATAAGTTACAGAATTCTCTACTTCGTAAAATTATCTCTGAACAAGGATTTGTTCCAAAGTCGTGTCCAACATCTCTTCTTTCATTCTTCTCTGCAATCTTCTTTGCAGATTCTCTATTGAATATACCTCTTTCACCAGATTTAGAATCATAAAGTGCTTTCCACTCGTCCATAAAAATACCTATGTCTGGTTTCTCCGTATAACACGCAGAGTTATTTGCAAGTGCTCTTTGTCCGTTATCAATCCACCATTGACCAGACTTTGCAACTCTCATTCTATCATCTGATAAATTAGATAAACTAATTAACGCACTTCGTCTAACTCCACCAACAACAACAATCTCTGCTGTTTTACAAACAATATCGTGACATTCAATAGAACTTAATTTTCTTCCGTGTGCATTTTGAAATATTTCTTTTGTAAAGTCAAATAATCTTCTCAAAGGTTCAGGCCCAGATGCACGACCACCAAAAGTTTTTAATGGAGCACCAGCTGGTCTAACTTTACTTAAATCCCATTTAGGTATCTGTCCGTGATACAACATTGCAACAAGTTCTTTAAATGCTTTTGCCCAACCCATTTTACTATCTTGAACAACAATA